ATCAGCTTTTATACTTGGATTAATTGTGATGTATTTCTTCGTTGGAAATTGCAAAGGAGAAAAACAAACCATTACTATTAAACAAGAAAAAGGCTCATTCAAAGCGGAAAAGCCAAACGAAAAAATTATCTATTTGACAAAATATGTCAAACAAAAAAACGGACAAAATTTGTCCAAAAATGACAAGTCAGAAATTGAAAGATTAAAAGCTATGTACAACTTTAGCCAAACACAAATAGATAGCCTATTAAAACTTTCAGAAATGGATAATAGAATGTTTACAATGGTAAACGATAGTTTAGAGCAGGTGCTAAAAGAACGTTTAGCATTAAGAGAATTTAGCCAAAACTTTGATGATGATAATATCAATGCAGTAGTTAGCGGAGTTTCATCTGGAATAGTGCATAAAGTAAAATTAGACTACACTACAAAAGAAAAGAAAATGGAAGTTAGACAACCTATTCTTATACTTGGTGGCGTAACAGTTGGAGCAACAAAGAACTTCGATAAAAACGTTATTTCTGCAAGAGCTGGCGTACAACTACGCAACGGCAAACAACTCGAAGTAGGTTTAGACACAGAACAACGGATATTAGTAGGTGTGAAAGCACCTATATTTAAGATAAAGTAGATAGGTTGAGGCTATTTATTTGGGGCGAAAAGCATCGGGAGTTATTTCTCGGTGCTTTTTTATATGATGATTACTAATGATTAATTTTATTATAATATAAGTATTGTTTTGAAATAAAAAAAATAAATATATCTTTGCAATAACTTCATACATGATGTTAAGATAGTTTTGACGAACTTCTTTCAAGCCCATTATTAATTTAGTGGGCTTTCTTTTTTAAATAATTACAAAAAAATTTGTAAATACAAATTTTTATTTTAGATTTGCATAGTCAAAACATCAAAGATTAACATTATGGAAAAACAAAAATTAAAACACTTAGCAACGGCTTTAACAAATAATCAACAAATATTATATTTTGATGATGAAAGAGAGTTAAATTAAATATGCAGAATAGTTGAGTTAAGAGAAGATGGGTTAACTATTTCAAACAGAGAATATCAATATGATGTTTCTTTTGACGATGTTAAATTAATCTCTTTACCTCTTTCAGACCTCACAAAAGAAATTGAACATAATGGAGAAAAGTTTGTGCCTTACAAATATTTAAAAGAGAATTACTTGAGTTATAATAAATATAACTATAATTGGTTTAAAAATAAAACTAAAATAGAGATGGCATTAAAACAAGAAATATTAGAAGAAGGTTGGGTTAAATTTACCCGATGGCATTGCAAAGAAGGTTATTTAGATAGATGGATTGGAGATTGTATAAATAACCCGAATAACCCAAAAAAAAGCCAATGGCAATTAAATTCTTTTGCATCGTATTGGAGATGTAATAGTGGCGAATGGATTAGCGACAGAGATTTAGGTAGAAGTGAAGTTTTTGCATTATTACAGATGGGTAAAGAATTTACAGCAAAAGAGATTTGGGATGAATTATTGAAACGTGAAGCTGTGCGTAGGCACTAACGTTCCGCAGCTACACGTCTGTTGCGTACAAACACAAAACTATCTTTCAGATTAACACGGAGTTGAAAGGTACAAAATAAAGTTTAAATTAATCACAATGTAGCAATAGCGTGTAATTGCTGTTATAAGTAGCTTTTTTGTTATGAAAGGAATACAAAATTACGCAACTAAAGTATTTTATAGCGAAAAACACGCAATTGATTTTAAAAATAGATTAGGAGAAAATTGCAAACAAACTATAAAAAAAGATGCTTTAGGAAGATTTAAAGTAAGATTTTTAATTGATAAAACAACAACGAATTATGAAATATATAATAGATATAGATAAATTGTCTGAAATAACAGGTAAATCACAAAAAGAAATAGCAAAAGATTTAAACATTTCACAGGCAAGTTTAAGTCTTATGAAAACAACTCCAACTAAAAAATGGGGATTTATAAAAAACTACATAGAAAATTATCAAAAAAATGTAGATATTTTAAGTATAATAAAAGAAGTAAAGTAATGATAACTCCAAATAGTTTGCAGGTAAAATATCATTTTAAAAATGCAAAGATTGTAAAGTCATTGAGTTGGCACATCAATTTTGAGATTGAGAATTTTGATAATATTTATTTTTCTCAAGGGGCATATTGGTATATGAAAGAAGATGGAACTTCTGAATTGATTTGGGATGACCATTATGGGTACGCAAGAATTATCGAAACAAAATAACCTTAAAAAACAAATAGAAAAATGAGTGTAGTAAACATTCGTCCGGTACAAAGCGGACAAAGTAAAATAGTATTGGGATTTGCTGGTCAATCCGGAGATGGTAAAACATATACCGCGTTGTTAGTGGCAAGAGGTTTAGTTGACAAGCCGGAAGAAATAGGATTTTTAGATACTGAGAACAAAAGAGGTTCTTTATACGCTGACATCCTTGACGGAAAGTTTTTGATTGGAGATTTATACCCTCCGTTTTCTCCAACAAGATATGCACAAGCAATAAAACAGTTTCAAGATGCCGGAGTAAAAGTTTTGGTAATTGATTCGGTTACGCACGAATGGGAGGGAGATGGAGGTTGTGATGATATTGCAAATGCTCCAAAAGCTGATGGTTCTCCTAGAAAAGTAGCCAATTGGATTGAGGCTAAAAGAGAACACAAAAAATTTATGAACGTGCTTTTACAGTCAAATATGAATATCATTTGTTGCATCCGAGCAAGAGAAAAAGTGAAAGTAGAAATGATTAATGGTAAAAGTGAATTTACTTCTCAGGGGCTTCAACCGGTATGTGAAAAAAACTTTATGTTTGAGCTTACCGCGTCCGTTCTTATGGCGAATGAGGGTAAAAACCAAAAGCATTTAAAAGTACCATCATTTTTGAAAGATGCCTTTGGAGACGGTAACACTTATTTAGGTGTTGAAACCGGAAAGAAAATTAGAAAGTGGCTTGATGGTGGGGAAAAAGTTGATGCTGAAATTGAACGATACAAGTCAGAGGCTTTATTAGTTTGTGAACAAGGAGCTGATGAATTGACAAAACTTTGGAAATCTATTCCAAAAGAACTACGCGACAAAAAAGAATTGATTGACCATTTCGCTGTTTGTGGAGAAAGTGCAAAAGCCTATGACAAGGCAAAAGCCGAAGCCGACAATGATGGTTCTTCCGAATCAATTTACAACGAATTGGTAACTACTTTTGAATTGATTAAAGAATCTATTCCATCCGATCAATTTGATGGCATAAAAAGAGTAATCGACCAAAAGGAAACTTCTGCCTACGAGAAAACATTGTCTTACCTTAAAGGACTATAATTTATGATAAGCAATGTAAACCGTATAGGTAGATTTACCTCAAGTAAAATTCACGTTTTGTTAGGAACTGGAAGTCGTCCAATGACAGAAGAAGAATTAAAAAATCATAAATTAGAAAACCCAAAAAGTCAAAAAAAGAATATTGACGATGGTTTTTCTGCAGGTGCTTTGACATACATAAAGCAAAGACGTGCCGAGCGTTCATTGGGGCGTTCTATCGATACTAACTTCTACAATCAAGCGATGAGTTGGGGGAAATTCTGTGAGGCTTATTTGTATTGGAAAGAGGGGTTGTTAGGATTTGAGTATTCTTTGACTTCTCAAGAAAGTATGTTGCATCCGGAATATCCTTTTTGGGCCGGAAGTCCTGATCTAAAAAAGAAAGACTGTGGTTCAGAAATTAAATGCTACTATCCGGAGAACTTCTACAATTATTCAAGTGTTTTAATTTTAGAGGATTTGGAGAAGTTAAAAAAGGATTTTAAAGAAGAATATTGGCAGATAGTATCAAATGCTTGTATTATGGGATTTGATAAAGGAGAGGCTATTGCTTTTATGCCAACGGAATCGCAATTAATTGAAATGAGAAGATTGATTGAGGACACCGACTTCATTGAGAAAAACATGAACGATGACCAATGGAAATATCGTTTTATTTACGAAAAACCTATTGAGGAGTTGCCTTATATTCCTGATGGAATTGAATACCCAAATTTAGTTAAATTTGAATTTGAAATCCCAAAAGAGGATAAAGAACTTTTAACCAAAAGAGTTATTGAGGCAGAGGAATATTTAATATCAGGAAAATTAATTTAAAACAAAAATTATGCAAAGAATAGAAATAATCGGTCACATAGGACAAGATGCAGAAGTAAAAGATTTTGGAGAAAACCAAGTAATCAATTTCTCGGTAGCAGTATCAGAAAGTTATATAAATAGGCAAGGAGAAAAAGTTTCAAATACTTCTTGGTACGAATGTGCAAAGTGGGGAAACAACATAGCGGTTGCACAATATCTTAAAAAAGGAACGCAAGTTTTTGTTTCAGGAAAACCTCAATCAAGAGCTTGGCAAAAAGATGATGGAACTCTTGTTTCAAATTTAGGAATCAATGTTTTTAGTTTACAATTGCTTGGTTCAAAAAATGATAATCAGCCACAACAGCAGAACAACTCAGAAAGACCTCAATCAGCAACGCAAAATAGTTTTGTTGATGAACCAAAAGGAGTTGCTTCGGAAGAAGAACATGATGACCTGCCATTTTAGAATATGTACTCAATAAATTATTTATCAAGAATAACTGGTATATCTCAAAACATACTTAGAGATAGAGCAATTATAAGAAATATAGATGCTAATATTCAAAATGGTATTAAGTTTTTTACAAAAAAAAATGCAGAATTATTATGTGGTTGTATTTTAGATGAAGAATACTCAGAGTTGCTTTTTTATGAATTTTTAAAAACAAACTCTCCAATTAGTATTGAAGAAGCTAAAAAGGCATTGTGTATTGATGAAGATTATATCTTTAAAGAAAAAGAATATATTTATCAATCAAAATTAAATTTTCTTTCACTAAAAGAACTTTAAACATGGAAGACGTCAAAATCATAACTTTAAACATAGAAGCAATTACAGATGATTTGGATAATGAACTTCTTGGAAAAACATTCAAATCAATAGTTTCTGAATTACGCAAACAAGACATACTTGTAGATGATTGTAGAGTTGAATTATTACTCTCAAAAATAAATGCCAAAGAAGTAAAAAAAAATACAACAGAAATTGATTGGGATAGATTAAGAGCGTATTTCAACAAAGTATTTAAAAAATCTGCAAGGATAATATCTGATGATGCTAAAAAGAAATTTAGACAACGCCTTAAAGATGGTTACACAAAAGACGATATTCAAAAAGTAATCGACAATTGTTCAAATGACAATCATCATAAGGATAATGATTACAAATACGTTACTTTTGATTTCTTATCAAGACCAGCAATATTTGAGCGTTACGCATCAATGGAACACAAGAAACCAATTTCAAATAAAGGACACAATAACCATTAATATTTATGAACATAGATGGATTTAAAATTCTTGAGCGCAATGATGTTGTGCAAAGTATAATTGACTATCGAGAAAAAGGTGCTTTGCGTGGTGTATTTTTGGGCTTTCCTATACTTCACGAATATTATACAATGAGTTTGCCAGGAGTTACAGATTGGACAGGATATGCTCAAAGTGGAAAAACAGAGGTGTTATTAGAACTTCTTTTAAACACATCGTCTTATTATGGTTGGAAACATTTGCTTTATGTTCCGGATGTTGGAACAAAAGATGAAATTATTGGTATTCTTATTCATAAAATTACTGGTAAAACATTTGATAAAAGATACCATAACTCAAATTATATTACAGAAGCAGAAACTTTAAAAGAGCTTGATTGGGTTTTACAGCATTTTTTTATTTTGCACAAAACTGATAGAAAAGCAAAAATAACTCCTTATCAATTTTGGGATTTAGCTGTTGAATTAAAAAAAAGTCATGGAATTAAAACAGCTACTATTGATAGTTGGAAAGACTTACGACATGGAAAAGATAGTAATGGGGAATCCTTTGGACGAGATGACAAGTATCTTGAGGATGTTTTAAGTTACAGAAATATGATTGCGGAGGAGTATAATTTACATTTACATACTATAATTCATCCTAGAAATGGAATTGAAAAGGACAAGAATGGTAATAGAGTTCCTCCAAAGCCAGACGACTTAAAAGGTGGTTCAGAGTGGTGGAATAATGGCAAAGTGATGATTACTATTCATAGAACACAAGGACACAAAAACGAGTTCTCATTTATAGTTACAAAAGCAAAACCTCAAAGTGTAGCCAAGCAAGGGGAAATAAAGATGTATTTAGATGTTACAAAAAGAAGAATGTATTGGGAATATCAAGGCGAAAAGATTTTCTCAAAAAAAGAATATGTTAAACCAAACGGACTATCATTTGACCACGATGAAGACGATGACGTTCCTTTTTAAAATATAGTTATGACAAAAATAAAAATAGGTTCAGATTTTAGTGGCGTAGGAGCTTTTAATCAGGAAATTCAATTTGTGTTGGAGTATTGGTAGAAATAATCAAAAAATTAAAACTATGAATGAACTAAAAGACAAAAGATTAGAACAAAAAAACAAAGAGATGTCGCAAGTTTCTTTGATGTCAAAATATTTCAAGCAACAAAGAGAACGTTTTGATTATGCTGATACTGCTCAATGGATATTGGACGATAAATGTGATACTGATTTGATTTTTATTCAAGAAAAAGTATCAGAATGGATTTCTTCTGCCAAGACAGATGCTCAAAAGAAAGTATTGAATGAAATGTTTTTAGGAATTTTGAGAATAAACAGTTACATTGACCAAATGCGAACATTGAACAAACATACTGTTGCAAAATATGTTTCAACAGAAAAATTATTACAAGCTGCTCATTCCGAGAAAAAAATATTGGAATTGGATAAAAACAATGAAATTTTAAAACTCAAAAAAGATTTAGAAAATGCCAAAAAAGAAATCGAGTTCATCAACGGAAACAATAGTTAGACCAGAGCAGTTTCATTTAGTACTCAGTAGTGGAATAAAAGTTTATCCTATTTCAAGAAACTTTAAATGGTATGTCCAAATAGATAACAATGGAAAAATTAAAACATACAATAAACAAGTTCCTCAAAGCGAATTAAACGATGCAATAGCAAAAACAATAATACATTTGTATAACCAATTAACAAAAGATAAAAATGAACGATGATTTTGTACTCATAAAAGAGATAATTATTCCTGATCCACCAACTTTTTACTTAATCAAAAAAGTAAAAAAGAGCAAGGAAGCAGGAGAAGATGTTTACGACAAGCATTATTTGACATCAAACCTTTTTTATATTCAAAATGTATCTTATCACGTTGTTTCAAAAATTGTGTACGATACTAAGAAATTTTTACTTCCTTTTTTGGTAGGGTTGCCAGAAATTGAAAAGATGCGAACTGAGATTGAAATACACCGATTAAAGGATGTTGATTTAGATAATGTGGCATTTTTTTGGAGAAAACTAATTTTAGATGTTTTAAAAACTCCAACATCAAAACAGATAAATAATTCTCAAAAATATAAAAAAGAGATTATCACGGTAAATTGCATCAAAGACGATAATACAAAAGTAGTGGTTAAAAACTCTGAGGAATATTTTTATGGAGAGCCAAAATTAATCATCCGTATATTTGGCAGACCAAAAGTACAACAAGAGAAGTTAGATTTGTTTTTTGTAAATGATTAAAAACCATAAATAAAAATGAGAAAATTAGAACAAAAAATATAAATTAATATGTACAAAGAAAAGGTTTGCAAAAAGTCAAATAAAATTTGGAAACAATATAAATCAACAGATAAATGCCCTTGTGAAGAATGTAAAAAAGAAACTCCTAAAAAGCAATTTGTTTCAAAACATAAACCTAATTTGAAACTGAAATCATTTAAGTCTATTCCAAAGGTTTCTGCCAAGAGAAAAAAAGAAAAGGAAGTCTATAATGCTTTGAGGATAAAAATACTGTCAGAAGCTAAATTTAAGTGCTTTGTCGATGGTTGTAAAAATGTTGCAACAACATTGGAACACCAAAAAGGTCGCAAAGGCTATGCCGATGAATGGGCAAGAGAAAACAAAATTTCTCTTTACATCGATGAACGGTTTTTAAAGCCTTGTTGTTATCATCACAATATAGAGTTTGAAAACAATCCGGAATTATCAAAAAAATATCAATTATCAAAATTACATCAAGGTAAAAAACTTTAAATTCAAAATAAAAATGTCGTCAAAGCAATTACAAACAACAGAAGAAGCGATACAGACTGTTCAAGAGAACAATCAAGAGTATTATGACTTAGCCATAGAATATGCCGAGAAGTGGGTTGAAACGAGATTCAAACCATTCACAAGTGAAGATTTATCTGCGGATATGTATTTGGTTTTGGGTATTCCGAAAGAGCCAAGAGTGTTGGGTGCTGTAATAAAGCATCTACAAAGAACGAAAATAATTAAGCATAACGGTTTTGCACGATACCAAAAAAAGCAAGGACACGGAAAGCCTTGTAGCGTTTGGATAAGTTTGAAATACTCCGAGATACAATCACAAAACAGAAAGGCAAAGATGCCTGAATTAAAATTTGAATAGTTATGAATTTCACATTAGATTTAGGAATAAAAAAAGACACTATCATTTATACTGTTCAAGATTGCAAAATCGAAAAATGGTATGTTAAAATGATTAGAATTGACTTAGTAAATACTCAAAATGTATTGAAAAGAGATATTAGCCACGCAATATTTTTAGATTGTGAAAAATACAATGATGGAGTAAATTCTTGTGAACGGACATTTAGACTTTCTCATTGTTTCCTAACCAAAGAAGATTTAATTAAACAACTATAAATTATGAACCCAACCTCAATAGAAAACTTAGAAAGCCTTGATTGTGTAAAAAAACTCGATTCAATCAAGAAATCATTTGTTTTAAAATTAGACAATAGAAAACGACTTCAAAACTACCTTAGTGTTTGCAATCAACTTGGATTTGAGAAGTTTTGTGAAACTTGTTCTCCAAGTGGGATCAACAGAGAAGTTATCAAAGAATTAATCTCTAAAAAATAAAATATGAGAAATACTATAACAACAATAATTGCTGTTTCTTTAAAAATCATAATTGGATTTTATTGGATAAAATACATTTTGGTATTTTATAACTCAAAAGTTGAAATTGAAAATCAAAATATTTGGTTTTGGATATTAATTTACATACCTATTTTTATGGGATATGAAAGTTTTATAAAAATAATTTTTAGCAAATCAAAAAATCAATAAAAAAACATCGTCAAAATGGAATTAACACCTCAACAAGAATTAAACTTCAAAAAAATAGAGTTAAGAATACTGTTTCAGCGTGCTATCGAAGTCATAGATGAAATAAATGAAGCTGAACGTAAAAATGGACTAAAAGAAAAAAATAAGTCTCTACAAAGCCAGTTAAAAGCTATTTATCCATCGTTAGACAAAGAAACTAAAAAGTATGATGAAATATACAACGCATCAGAAGAAGGCGTTTCTGTTTTTTATGAAATAGTAAAAAGAAATGTACAATTAGTTATGAATAGAAATCTATTAGATAAAAATTTCATTCTTTGCTGTTTTGAAGCTAAACAAAAAAATGAAAAGTCTTTAATGGGTGTAATTAATAAAATATTGAAATAACGTTTTGCGGCTTGGCGTTAGTGCCGTAATTGAAAAACTAACGCTCAAATTTTAAACAAAAGTAAAAATGAAATACGAAAACTCAACACAAGTACAAAAGAAGGCATTAAGCAAAACCGTTATATTTACAAAAACAACAAGTTGATTTATTTATAAAAGTGTACATCAACAAACTCATAATCTTTCTATTTTTTAATTATTATCACTCATCCGAAATTGCTGCGCAACTGTCGGATAACAGTCGATTGTCGCTACTTTGCAACGACAATCTTTGTGTTATGCCCCATTATAGACATAGCGTTCCATAGCAAATTCAGCGGACAACATATTTTCGTCTTTTGGATATTCTCCAATCTTCGTAAAATGTTGCAGCGTATTTGGTAAATTCTTATTCCACGGATAGAAATTTTCACACCCGTATTTCAAAGAAACCATATTGTGTTCAGGTTCTTCATAATCTTGAAATGTTTTAGCATCGTCCATTGTAATTACGTATGCTTTCATTTTCAAGTCGTTTTCACGTTTGACAATTATTCCAATACTATCAGCATAATGAAATTTATGGTCGCCTCCATCTTCTGAGTAAAACACAATATCATTTTCTTTGACATCTGTCCCGTCTTGATAAAAATAACGGGGCATAACAACAGGTATATTTAATGCCTGTGTTTCTGCGGTTTGTAGGTTTTCTACTTTTTCCATGTTTATATGTATTTTGATTGTTTTTACTTTTAAATCAGGCACTAAACATACCTGCGACCGTTACCCGCAATTTTGGAACAACCCTGCTGAATTGAAAATACGCTGTTTTGCAATTTCAAAATATTTAGGGTCTAATTCTATTCCAATAAATTTACGGTTGTATTTTTGACAAGCTAATGCCGTTGTTCCGCTTCCTAAAAATGGGTCGATAATAATGTAATCATCAGGTAAAACTCCAATAATATTTTCCATTACTTTCAACGGCATTTGACAAGGATGTGCTGTTTTTTCGGCACTAACATTTTTCACTTGGTTTATTTCCCACCAATCATAAAGTCTTGCTGTTTTACCATCAGCTATTCGTTTAGCAATTCGTTTATCAGTTGGGTTTTTGTAATCTTGCCCTACTTTCCTAAAATCAGGTTTTACTCCAAAAAACGCAATATCTCTATGCTGTTTACCAGTATTTGAATTATAAACCCAACTCACTACTTTGTCAGGGAATAAACCAATATTAAAACTATGCTTATACAAGTATTCAGGATAATGAATAATCACTTGTTTTTGTGTGCCGAAAATATCAGCTAACCAATTATAGTAATCGTCCTCATTCATTTTATCATTGTATTGGTCGTAATGGTAGCCAATATTAAATGGTGGGTCGCTTACAAAAATACACTTTGATAAATCCAACCCTAAATTTTGCAAAACATCTATATTGTTACCATTGTAAATCTGAATATCTCCGAGAAAAAACTGCGGGTAACACGTGCTATAAGAAATAGCGGGTTCTGTGCTTGGTTCAAGTTCTGTAATTCTATTTGTCATTTGTCTTAAATTGAAAGTTTAGTAATTCTAATCCCTGCCTTCGTATATGCAAAACGTTATGTGTAATTACTATCATTCCGTTTAAAATAAAGTTCCGTTAGAAAAACTTTTATTAAAATCTCCCACCGC